AGACAGTACCTTTGCATACCCCCTATCTCCTCTTCATTGTTTTCAATGCTAGTTTGAGATTTTTTTCAAAAGTTCTGCCGATGCCACGCTTCTGTCCAAAGACGACACCTTCTACTGTTTTCTTGAATGGGAACTTAGGTCTATATTGTGCCTGACCTACATAGTTAGCTACCATTCTTATTCTTTGTCCTGAGGGATTGGCTTTGTTCCTACCATACCTTTCCCAAATACCACGATTGTTTTCTCCTGTTAATCCTTTTGGTATCCCCTCAAAGAATTTTTTCTTATCATCAAATAATTTGTTTCTTGTTGCTCTTGTCAGGTTACCAAACTTATTAAGTTTAATATTCTTTGTAGGAACTAGAATAGTTTTGTTATGTGGTTGTCTTGTACCACCTTTTATCTGAAACTTCATATATTTTTCTCTAGCAGATTCAACAAATACATAAGCAGTTAAATTTTTTTTTGTTGATTTCCTATATCTAAATCCACCTACAGTAAATGGTGTAGCACCGCCTTCAAAAGTATCTTTGGCTTTTTGTTTAACTCCCTCAGGATTGTTTCTATCTATAGTGGCAAAAGCTACATCGTTAATTGTTTTAGATATAACAAAAGGAAGTTGTGTCCTTTGCATACTATTAAGACCTTTGCTAAGTTTTTTGAAATCTGCTGATAATTTTAAATCCATAAGTTAGATGGTGCGATGATAGGAGAAAATATATCAGGGAGAGATTCATCGCACCACATAAGCATTATATATTTCTTTCCTTGTGTTCAACAATGTTTTTGCACCACCAATAAAGTTGTGCATCATTCAATGTTGATTTCATAAAATTAACAGTACGACATACCAATTGGATATTACCTACGACATAACCTTTATCAGAATCTTTACGATCTATTGAACAGGCATAATCTGTACTACCACCACCACGATGCCATGTCATGTTGATACCCGACAATGCACACTTACCTTCTTGCTTATCCCATAATTTATTTATGTAGTCTAATTCTATATCCCATTCAATATCTGATTTTTTTCTGCTGGATTTAAGTTGTGTGAATAAAAGATTTAGATAGGTATATGGTGTTTGATTCTTTGCTTTTGTTCTTTTCTCTTGAGTACAGGTTCTACATTCTGTCCTAGAATATTCACCTTTGGTATTGCTTCCTTGCTCAAACATATCTGCTGGTAAGGTTCGTAAGCAATAACTACATTTCTTCTTGCTCATGTGTCTTAGCTTTGTAAGACAATATTGTAGGTAATAATCCTTGCTTTGTCAGTTTTACAAATTCTAAAAAGATGTCGTGATCTATCATGTTAAGTAATTCATCTGCTGATAATACAATTGCATACTTACCAAACTGTTTTTGCACATTCTTCTTTCCAGCTTCATCTTTGCAGATGAATACTTCCCTATCTGTTTCTTTATGTTGAAGTTTCCAAGTATCAACAGGTAGTGGCATAACACCTTCTTTAAGCAATTGATCCTGTAAAGACTTCCATGCTCTTAACATCATACTAGCCATTTTCTCTAAATCCCTTGATTTATCAGGGAAAGAAAGCGATACGTTGTATTTGGTTTGTGCTAGTTTAAACCTTTTTTGAAATTCTGTATTAACCAATCTAACAGGTTCATCAACGCCAAAGTCAGTAATTAATTGCCTTTCAAGCTGATTGATGTCTTTTATTATTTCTATTACAGATTCAGAATACATATTTTTAATTTGGTTTGGTTGGTATGGTTGGTGGTTGTATACATAGAGATGTATATACAACCAACCATTTTCCTATGCCATTTACCCTAAAACCGCCTGTTTTACCAACCAAAAACAACCATTTACAAACCATTATTTTCTTTTTAGATCAAACTTAATATCGTTTTTTTTATACATTTTTTTTTGTATCAATTCTGTTTTAAAAATATTGTAATTACAATGATGATGCCATCTGTTCCATTTTTTTGTCAAAACACAAACATCAGGGTGCATTTCAACTAACATTTTTGATTTATTATAAGTTCCTTCTTCATCATAGAATTCTTTTGAATTGCCACCTGACATAGTTTGTGTTGCTCTTTTGCCTTGTAAAAAAGAATTAAATTGTATTGTGCATAAACCACTTTTTAAAATTCTCAAAGATAAATCAGTATCTTCGTTGTATCTACCTCTCCATCTAAAAGGCAAATTATTGTTGATAAAAAGACATGAATAAATCCTAGTATTTATTTTTATGGGCGGTCTGTAATCTGTGCTTGGCATAAAATTAGCATATTGAAAACCAGCTTGACCTACATTTTTAAATCTTAAAACAAAATCTTCTGCAACTTTAAATATAGATGAAGATAAACATTTTATTTTTTTATTTTGATTAAAAATTTCAAAAGATTCAATGTTATCATCCATAACCCAATGCCAATCAAAACCATTATCAATAGAATGTTGCCAAGCAAAATTTCTTGCTGCACCTGCACCTGTTCTAGTGTCATCATCATGCCAAAAGGTATCATAATCGTCTTTAAACTTATCAGGTAAAATTAGAAGATTTTTTTTGTCTATGTATTTGGCATATTGTTCATATTCTGATTTTTCAACAACCATATAAAAATCAACTTTCATTTCTTGCAAGGCTTTTCTTGTTGGATTTCTGTCAACTCTGCCTTTGCTGACTATGTATATTGGATATTGTGGTTGTAAATCTTTATTAGCCAAATAGTAAAAATTACTTGGCTTTTCTTTTAATGGAAACCATGCCTGTTTTTTATCTTTCTTTTGCATACCATCAAAAACTTTATTAGTTTTATATACATGATTTTTAATCAGTTTATGAAACTTTTCATAATCTTCTTGATTTCTAAATTTAAATGTTGCTGTAATTTCTGCATTAGGTTGTTTCGCATTGTTGTATTCAGGCATATCAGTATATAAATCTTCTATACTTTGATTATCTTCTGCAAAAAATTCTTTCTGCTTCATCTAAAATATCTCCGAATTGAATTCATTGGTTTGATAACCTTTGCCCTTTTCATAAGTCAAAACATCTTGCTCAACTAATTTTCTGAGCCATGTTTTAACAGTTGAATCATTAAGATTAGTTATCTTAGTTATCTCTGCTTGTCCTAACCATACTGTTGCTGGTTCGTCTGCTTTATCTTGTACAGTTCTAATAGCATCAATAATCGCTTGTCCTTTTTCAGATACTTTGGTTTTCTTAGGCATATCACCAGCATCAATAATCTCTAATGCACCTGATGTCATGTCGTGAAATGGTAATTTCTGTTCTATAAATTTGAAGTTCTTTGGCATTACAGGCTTACCATCTTTGACTAATGTTTGACTAAATTCTACAAACATATCGCTACCAAGATTGGTTCTCGTAACTCTATATTCCCAATCAACTGATGCTTGTATGACAGAACTTCCTCTTGCTCTTGATGATGTACCATGACCTGTGTGATGCACAATACAAATACAAGTAGAATACGAATCTCTAAGATCATCTATTCTTTCTATAAATGCTGACATATCTTCGGTAGAGTTTTCATTACCAGCACCAAAGTTTCTTTGCAAGGTATCAACTACAATCATTCTAACTTTGCCTGATTCATCTTGTGTTTTATCTATGGTGTCTTTTAATAATTGATGGTCTTTATCATCTAATAATCTTGCACCTCTAGTTGATATTAATAATGGTGCATCTCTAACTCTTGTTGAATTTAATTGTTGCCATGCTAAGAATCGTCTTGATATTGCTCTCATTCCTTCACCAGCTAAATAAACAACCGAACCCTGTTCTGTTTCGTGTCCATGCCAATTGCGACCTAAAACGATATTACAAGCTAAATCTACTGTTACAAATGATTTACCGCTTTTAGGTTGTCCAAAGATAGCTACAACACTATCTTCTTCACATATATCTTTCACCACCCATTTGGGCGGTGTAATATTTTGCATGATGTCATTGACCTGAATCAGATCAAAAGAAACTCTTTTCTTAATTTTATTATTTAAACAATAATCCAAAAACTGTTGTGATGATGTAAAGAAGTCATTTACCTTTGCATCATATAAATCATCTTTATCTTTAAATTCTCTTGGTGGCTTTACAATGATTACTTCTTTGGCTATCTGACTAAGTTTGTCTTTTAGTTCTTCAGAACATTTTTTACCAGCTTCATCATTATCAGGAAAAATAATTACCTTTCTATCTTTTAAAGGTGTCCAATCTTGTTTATTTAAATTATTGACACCACCATGCCATGTACAAGTATCGCCATCATAAATACTTTTACAACCTAATAAGGCTTTTTCACCTTCATTAATGACTACATAATCTTCAGGCTTTTGATTCTCACAATATATAGGCAAGATGCCATCAGGTCTTTTCATTACCCATTGATCTTTTATCTTAGTAAATGGTGCATATTTTTGTTTAATGTAATGTTCGTTAGGAAACCGCATAACACAAAAAGAATCAGAATAACGCAGATAAACGACAGACTCATTTTTAAGCTGATACATATCTTTATCGGTAAATGTTCTTGTCGGCTTTGCTAGTTCTATAGGTTTGTATTCTTTTAAGAAATCATCAGGATCAAGACCACGATTCTTAATAAATTCTATGAGTCCATAACCTTGATTATTTTCAAAATCAAAAAAAGTACCTTGTTCTAAATTTAAGGCAAGACTGCCTTTGCTACCCCAACGATAGTAAGAGCCATCTTTTTTTGATGGCTCTCCTAATATTTGTATCGCTATTTCAGGTGCGATTTTCTCCCAATCCAATTCCATCTATGATTAAAATGGAATATCACCTGAATCCAATGTATCTAATACAGCATGTGATTCTTTGGTGTCGCCATCCGACTTAGGGAGAAAATCATCATTTTGATTGTCAGATGGCGACTCGCTATACCAATCAGGTATAACAAATTCTGCTGGTCTATCTTTCATACCCACAAATTCAAAATGTGGTATTGATGTAGCACCTTTACCAATAGAAATACTTTCTGAACCTGTGTATTTAACTACAGGCAATTTACCTTCATTCTCAGGCTTTTGTGTTTCTGCGTAGAAACTAGCACCCATTTCTTGAAAACCTTTATATTCACCGAATGAATGTCTTTGCCACAAAGAAACAGGATGTTCAATATTATTTGAACCTTCTACATATTTAGGCAACATCCAAACTGAAAAGGCTTTTTTATATTCTTCGTCAGGTTTAGCTACTGTGCTAAATAAATCTTTTTGCCATACATAGCTATAACCTTCGCCTGATGTATATTTACCCCAACCCATCAACATAGTTGCTGGATCAATCATAAAATAGTTTGCATCTATTCTTTCCTTACCACGATACCAACACTTCTCTTGAAAGTGATGTTTCAGATAAGGAGTATCTTCTGAATCAAAAACAAATGGATTATCTGTCATGTCGTAATATCTCCTTTAATTAATTTTAAATAACAATCTTTTAAAAACTCGATGTTCAGTTCAACAAAAGGTTCTAGGTCTAACGCTTTTTCTTCTGTAACAGATTTTTCTGTTAGATAACGAAGCCAGATATTAGTACAGAAATCCTGAAAATGTACATCATCTTCTAAGCGATAGTGTCCATTTGTTAGTTGTTCTGTCATTGAGTTTTCTCCATGAAGTGCCACCTTAAACTATTAGTTATTTTTTTGTCAATAATAATTGTAAAAAAAGCCACCCTTTCAGGTGGCTTGTTTTTTTATAAGTATGTCTATGATAATGAATCTACAAAATTTTTAGCATTATCGAAACTGTCAAATGTTTTCCAAAACACATCAGTTGTTTCTCTTTTTGTGTATTGGTCTATAAAAGATACAGTATGTTTTACAGGTACACCATATTTATCAAAAACATTGACATCCCAATAAGAATCTTTTTTAAAAGGTGTAAAAAGTGTTCCTTTTAGAATATATCCTTTGTAATTTATTTTTTTAGTTTGTTGCATAATTTTCTCCTTTTTGTTAATTATGGTTATTATATTAGCAACTTTTCAAAAAATTACAACTATTATTTATAAAAAAAATTAAAAATAATTGTTGTATTTTTTTTGATAATAGTTTTAAAATGCAAACTTAAATAGGAGAAAACAATGAAAGCACTAATAGTTAAATGGCAAGACACCAACAAATATGTTTTGCACGTTAAGTCCAACAATGATTTATTGCTGGAAAGAAAAAAACAACAACATGAACATTTGCATCCTAAGATTGTATCTTGGGATGAATGGGAAGTAATCCAAGCTTGTCAATGATTTATAAAATACAAGACAACTGCATTGAAGGTTATGAAGGTAATGTATTGGTATCTTTGCTATACATTACCGACCCTGTTGCAAGGGCAAAATATATTTTACAATTACACAATTCAGGAGAGTTGGATGCGAGAACCTAAAGACCTAATCATCTTATTGCTTCTTGGCATCATCTTGGCTTTTGTTTATAACTTAGAGATTGTGTTGGTATGAGCCACCCTGTTAATGACGAGATACTAGACCGCCTAAGAGAAGAAGGTGAAGCATTGGGATATACAGGAGAAGTATTAGAAAAATGGATTTGGATGAAGTTCCATCAACTACCAGAAGGAGAACAATGAAAGAAAATCATAAAATGAAAAACTCTTGGGAAGCTATGAGCAAGGCAAGGACAGAAAAATATCAAGCGTATAAAAAAGATGTCATGCCAATAATTAAAGAGATACAAGCATCAGGTATAAAAACTTTACAAGGTATTGCTGATGCTTTATCGGATAGAGAAATCAAAACTAGGTATGGCAAAGATATTTGGCATCCATCACAAGTTAAGAATTTATTAGAACGATGAAAAAGAAATTAAGACTGCGACTTAATATGTCGCATGATTCTGTTTATATCGACTTTGATGATTTTAGATGTGTGTTTAAAGAACATGGCATTACCTGTGTTTATGTGGTTGGTAGAGAAGAGCCGATTGAATGTCGTGATTCTGTTGATGAAATATCAGATCAAGTTTGGCAACATTATGAGCAAAGTTAAAAGAACCTTTAGTTCTGCGGTAAGGCAACCATATCAGGATGCCATAGGTATAATATTGAAAGTTATTGATTATCACAATGAACAGGCTAGAAAGGATTTTGGTAACTCTGAATTCCATAGCAAACAAGCTACTGTTTTAAAATTATGGATGATTGATATGAAAGAATTTATAACTAAGCATGAAAAAAAAGAATCCCTATCAATACAAGCAACCGAAGAAAAAACAGGGCGAGAAGAAGTTTTATCAAGCATTGATGAAAATGTATAAACAAAATAAACAAGGAGAAGAAGATGAAAACACAAAAGATTGATCATACACCTGAAGCTGTCGGAAAACTTACTGAAGATTTTCAACTGAGTTGCTCGATAGCTGATGCGGTAATAACAGGAAACAATCCTTACCAAACTAGGAATCAAGTTTTGGAAAATTGTCATAAGGCTATGAATGGTGAAGATATATCAATACCCACTAATAATTATATGGAAGTAGGCAATGTCTTGGAAAAACCTATAGCTGAATTAGCGTGTAAGAGAATAGGTTTATTAGATGCAGAATTAGTTATTACCGAAGCTGTAAGACATAAGAAAGTTACTATCAATGGCTCAATAGATGCGATTGGTGTTGCTGATAATATCTTTGTAACCAAAGATGTAGAGAAAGGTTTTTATTGTCCTGATTTAGAAGATGGTGAAGGATTTAAAATCAATGGCAAGGGAATTATAGAAATAAAGACAACAAACGCACCTTTGACTGAAACCTTGCCTACTTATCGTGGTGTAACTCAAGTACGATGCTTAATGGCTATTACCGAATTTTCATGGAGTGTCGTTTGTGTTTTAAATGGTTCTGATTTAAGAATGTATTTCTATCAACGTGATGAACAATGGGAGAAAGAAGTGCTTGAGCCAAAGGTTATAGACTTTAACAACAGGATAGCTAATTGTGATTGGTATGATCCTTTTGATACCAAAGAAGCTGGATATATCACACCGCAAGACAATGGTGAATCTACCGAACTAACAAAGCAAGACCAAGTACAGATAGATAATATTGTGGCTTGGGAAGCACAAATAAAGAATCTAAAGGACAATATCGAAGAAGCTAAGAAAAGCATCATGATGTCTATGAAAGAAGCTAAAGAAGGCTATTCTGAATCGCATAAGGTTGTTTGGCAGACAATAAATTACAAAGCACAACCTGAGAAGGTAGTACCAGCAAAAGAAGCCTATACTTCAAGAAGATTTAGCATCAAAGAATTACCAAAAAAAGATTAGACTTTTGTTGCAATAGTTGTAAAAATCATTAATATAATAGTTGTAATTATCAATAAAGGAGAAAATTATGACTAATCACAGACCTAATTACTACATAAGTACAGGTGCGTTAAATAGGATGTACACCTTGTGGTTCAAAGGTATTAAAAGAGATGGTTTTATTACTAATCTATCTACTGATCCTAAAGAAGCAGTACAAAAAGCAAAAGATATTATTTCTCAAGAACACCCTGATTGGTGTGCAAAAAAAATTGCAGAAGAATTGGATGCTTATATTACAGAATATACTCTTGACGAAATTATCCATAGAAATCAAGAGCAAATAATTGCTGATGCTGAAGCTAAAAAACAAGCCAACATTGACAAATGGATTAAGC